ATTAAGAGCAGGTGGAGATGATAGATTAGAATTAGCCACTACTTATGCAAAATTTTCAAATAATATTAGTATAGCTACATCTAGCACTCCAAGATACCAATTAGATTTAGCAAAATTAAACAATGCCTCTCAAACAGATTATTTAGCGTTAGGTGTTAATAATGGGCCAGGCACAGGTGATGGAACAGCTCTTGGTACTGGTATTGTTTGGAAAGCAAACTATAGTGGTTATTCAAAACGCTCAGCTGGTATTATGCAAGTAGCTGAGGGAAACTATTTTAGAAGTGGATTAGCTTTTTATACTAATAATGCAACAAGTACAAGTTCAGACTGGATACAACGTATGTACTTAAACATGGATGGTAAATTAACATTAGACGGAAGTGATGCTAATGTTGGTACCGTTTTAGATGTACAAGGAACAGCTGGTCAATTATTTTCAGTTACAAATAGTTTAACTGGTGATTTATTCTCAGTATCAGATGTATCAGGTATACCAATATTAAATGTTAATTCTAGTGGTCAAGTTGATGTAGATGGTAATTTAGAAATAGGTGGCATAGCAGATCCAACAGTTAAAATAAAATCTTTAACTGGTGGTGATCCAACTTTAATTTTTGATGCTCAAGCTGCAAATAGAAGTGCAAGAATTAAATTTTATGATAATGGTTCAATAGTAGGTGGTTTTATTGATTATATACATAATGGGGATAAAATGAATTTTGGAGCTGGCTCAGCATCTGGCGTAACAATGACAGTTGGAGATGGTGCTGTAGGAATTGGTGTACAAACTCCACTTGACTATTATGCTGATGACTTAGTTGTTTTAGGTGGTGATGAAAAAGGTATTACAATTGCAAATAGCTCAACAACAGGAAAAAGTTATTTATGTTTTGCGGATGGCACAAGTGGTGCTGCCGCATACACAGGTTATGTAGCATATGATCATAATGATAATTCATTAAGCTTTGCAACTAACGGGGGAAATAATAGATTAACAATTAACAATACAGGGCTATCAACCTTTTATAGTGGTGGTACTGGAGCTAAATTTCAAAGTACAGGTTCTTATTCTGATATTGTATTTACAAACTCAAGTGGTACTGCTGGTTTTGTAAACTTTACTGGAACAACATCATTTAATGTTTATGTTGGTGGAGGTTCTGGTAGTAATTTAGAAATGTCGTTAAGTAATTCAGGTACTTTAACTGTTGCTGGAGATGTTGTAGCTTTTGGTTCACCATCTGATATAAGATTAAAAGAAAACATTAAACCTATTGAATCAGCTTTAGATAAAGTAATGAATTTAAAAGGTGTTACATTTGATTGGAAAGATAAAGAAGATGCTTTAGATAGAGATGGTAATCCAGTAAAGTTAAAGAAATGGAAAAATGATATTGGTTTTATAGCTCAAGAAGTAAAAGAAGTTATACCAGAATTAGTAAAAGAAAATAAAGAAGGTATGCTTTCTGTAAGACACCAAGGTATTACACCAATATTACTTGAAGCTATAAAAGAATTAAAAGCTGAAATAGAAGAATTAAAAAAACATAAATGCAATTGTAATGGCAGTTCCAAGTAGTGGTAGTATAAGTTTAGCTGGTTTAGCAGCAGAAAAAGAACAGGATGATTACACTGATGTTGACTATGATGACGTGTTAAGTTTAAAAGATATAACTCTTGGTGGTAATGCTAATGGTAATTCTTTTGTAGCTGACGTAACAAACGGTTTTAGTGCGTCACATCCAAATAACACTGCGCCTTTTGCAATGAGTGAGTTTCGTAGTTATGATCACGATGCCGCGGCACCTGCTTGTAATATGGCTTATCATGATGGTGGGCAAGGTACGTATAATTACCCTATAAATTTAGGTAGTGGAACTGGTGTCGTTACTATAGAATATCAAGCACATGGAATACCAGATAAATTTGTATTTACATGGAACGGTAACACATATACAAGTGGTAGCGGTAATGGTACTGGTGCTGGTTTTGTTGGAGCAGCTAGTTACTTATCAGATTTACAAGCAACAGCTGGTAACTCAAGCGCAACTATAACAACACTAACTACAAATTATGGTGGTGGAGCTGGTCAAACGCAACAAGGTGGTAGAGGTACTATTACTTTTAATAAAAACACATCAGCAAGTACATCTAATATGCAGGTTTCAGCACCATTAAATAATACAGGTTGGTGGTTTAGTGTTAGTTGTCCAGGTAGTCAAGTTATTGGTGGAGGTACTGGTGTGGCACCATCAGTAACAACTAATAATGAAACAAGTGTTTCATCAAGTGGTTTTACAATGAATGGTAATGTTTCTAGTAAAGGTCTTGCTTCCGATTTTAGTACAGCTGGAACAATATCATCAAGAGGTTTTGTATATAAAACAGGTAACACAGTTGCTTCTTTTATAGCTGGATCTGGTGTAAATTCAGCTGAAGCTGATACAAATAACGCGACTGGTAATTTTAGTAAAGCATTAACGGGTTTATCATCTAACACAACTTATACTTTTAGAGCTTACGCGACAAACGCCGCTGGTACAACATATGGTACTAATAACGTGGCTACAACAAGTCAATCTATTAGTTATACAACTAATTACGTTGATGGTCCGCATGGTAAACATTTATTTGCTTGTTACCAAACACCTACACAAATCATAAGATATACTGGTACGTTTGGAAATGGAACAACAGTATACCACAATAATTTAACCGCGTATGGCGTAAGTGATGTTGGTTGGTATAATGGACCTGTTGGTCTTAGTGGCGCAAGTAGTGCTAATGTTTTCTATGTTAATAGTAGTGGTGTAGTTTCTAATTATAATGTAGGTTTCTGTTAATAAAAAGATATGAAAATACAAGAAAATAAAATACAAGAACACAATGGTACTTCTTTTAAAGTAGTAAAAGAAAATAATATAAGTGTGTTAAGGTTTAACGATGAAAAATATATTAGCAACATAGAAGATTATGCCACTATATTACTTGGCGATTGTGATAACTGTGTTAAAATGAAAGAACTATATAAAGACTTTACATATGATAAAGTTTTGGTGTTAGGTTTAGGATTAGGTTTACTACCTGAAACTTTAAAAATAGAAAAAGGATGTAGTGTTGTAGATGTTATAGAGAACAATCAAGAGCTTATAGATTATGTAGATTTTATTGATAACTCTATAAATGTAATAAAACATGATGCTTTTACATACACACCTAGTGGTAAATACGACTTTATACTTGTTGATTTATGGTGGGGAAATGAAGATATAACACAAGAAATAATAGATAATATTGAAAATAATTATAAACCTTATTTAGAAAATAATGGTAAAATACTAATACCAATACTATATAAGAGTTTTAAAAAGTAAAAAACGTGAAAATAGCGTAATAATATAAACATAGAAATAACTTAAAAACAAAACAATGGCACTAAAAGGATCATACAATTTTAAGGGTATAACAATAAGCGAAGCTTACTTACAAGTAGGTGGTGTGAATTGTTACCTTAATTCTCATTCAACACAAGAATTAAAAACAGCAGCCGTCTATAATTCAGATGGTACATTAAAAACTGAAGCTGTTTACGAGGAGGTTTGGAAAAAAGAACCAAACTGTTCTTGTCAAATAAAAGTATTTAAAGACAAAGCAACTAGAGATGCATCACCTAATGACCAAATAACTGAATTTGGTTTTAGTTTTCCTGGATCATTTGTTGATTCAGCAAAAAATCATGTAAAACAAGCGTATGTAGCTTTAAAAGCGGACGATAAGTACAAAGATTATGCAGACGCATAATAAATAAACAATTTAAATTTAATAAAATGAAAGACGTAAAAGTAGAGGACATCGCTAAAGATGTAAAAAAAGTTACTGATGAAGAATTAAAGTCAGTTCAAGAAAAGGTAAATTCAATAAATCAAGCTCAAATGCAAGTTGGTGGTTTAGAAGTTCAAAAAACTACAGCCATTGAAATACTTAAAGGTTTTCAACAAGAACTGCAAGTAATACAAAAAACGCTTGAAGACAAATATGGTAAAGTGTCTGTTAATTTACAAGACGGTACTATTACTGAAATACCTGAAGAAAATGAAGCTGATAAGAAAGATTAGTATCGGTAAAGATTACAAAAATGAAGCAATGCACTACTCCGTAGGCCAAGAGGTTTACGGAGGGCATGTGATTGATTCTATAATTGAAGAAAACGATAAGTTTAGTATATATATTAAGAAAAACAACGAGCTTATGCCATGGAAAGATTTTAATAAAAACATGGCTGTATCTGTTGAATATAACTTAGAGTATTAGTGAAAAGTGTTGAAAACTTTATAATAAAACCTTTAAACAATAACAGATATTCTAACGTTAAAAAAGTAGGTGATAAAGATCTGATATTAAATACAGATATATTTAGTCATCAACACGTTAATAGACATGCTGAGGTTGTTGCAATACCTAGTGTTGGTGAAACAAACATACAAGTTGGTGATATAGTTATAGTTCACCATAATGTATTTAGAAGATGGAACGATGTTAGAGGTAAAGAAAAAGACAGTAAGTCTTATTATAAAGACGATATGTATTTTGTTTTTTCTGATCAAATATTTTTATATAAACATAAAAATAAATGGATAGCAAATGATAACTTTTGTTTTGTTCAACCTATAAAATCAACGTCAAAAGATATTTTTAACGAAGATGTAGAACAACCTTTAGTTGGTATATTAAAATATCCAGACAAAATGTTAACTGAGTTTGGTTTAAAAAAAGGTGACATTGTTGGTTTTAGACCTACTAGTGAATATGAGTTTGTTATAGACGACAAAAGGTTATATAGAGTATTATCAAATTTTATTACAATTAAATATGAATATCAAGGAAAAGAAGAAGAATATAATCCAAGCTGGGTATAGAGCTGTTGATGAATTGATAAAAGTTGCTAAAGAAAAAATCGTAGAAACAGAAGATGATGTTTCTGCTGATAGATTAAAAAATGCAGCTGCTACAAAAAAGTTAGCAATATTTGATGCTTTTGAAATATTAAATAAAATACAAGAGGAACAAGACATGCTTGATGGTAAGTCTAAAGAAGAGGTTAAACAGCAGGCTTTTAGCGGTTTTGCTGAAAGAAGATCTAAGTAATGTACGAACAAACATTATATAAAGTAATAAATCCCATAAGGGATAACACTATAAAAAGGTTAAATAAGAAAAAAGCCTGGAAATACGGATATAACAAAGAACATGATGTTGTTGTAATATCTAAAACTGGTATGATAGGTGATGTGTATAGCATACAGAATTTAAAAATAGCATTACCAAAAATACCAAATAAACCACATAAGTTTGATAATGACAGTTGGCAGGTAACTGAATATCCAAAAGAACTACAAAGGATAAACACGATATTTGATTGGAAAAATTATCCAACTGATTTTAAAAGTAAATACATAGATTATATAGAAAATGAATTTACTAAAAGAGATGAAGGTTTTTGGTTTTTAAATAACAAAGTACCAACATATATAACAGGTACACATTATATGTACTTACAATGGAGTAAGATAGATGTAGGTAAACCTGATTTTAGAGAAGCAAATAGATTATTTTATATATTCTGGGAAGCTTGTAAAGCAGATCAAAGATGTTACGGTATTTGTTATTTAAAAAATAGAAGATCTGGTTTTTCTTTTATGGCTTCAGGTGAAGCTGTTAATCAAGCAACAATATCAAGTGATTCTCGTTTTGGTATATTATCTAAAACAGGTCCTGATGCTAAAAAAATGTTTACAGACAAGGTAGTGCCAATATCAGTAAACTACCCTTTCTTTTTTAAACCGATTCAAGATGGTATGGATCGACCTAAAACAGAATTAGCATATAGAGTGCCAGCTAGTAAATTAACTAGAAGAAATATAACAATAGATAACAGAGAAGAGCTTGAGGGATTAGACACAACTATTGACTGGAAAAACACTGGTGATAATAGTTATGATGGTGAAAAGTTAAAACTATTAGTACATGATGAAAGTGGTAAGTGGGAAAGACCTAATAATATATTAAATAACTGGAGAGTTACAAAAACAACACTACGATTAGGTAGTAGAATTATTGGCAAGTGTATGATGGGCTCAACGTCAAACGCTTTAGATAAAGGTGGTGACAACTTCAAAAAACTTTATAAAAACTCAGATGTCACACAAAGAAACCGCAATGGACAGACTAGCTCGGGATTATATAGTTTGTTCATACCTATGGAATGGAACTACGAGGGATTCATTGATTCTTATGGACTACCTGTATTCGACACGCCAGAGCAAGAGGTTAAAGGGCCGCACGGTGATTACATAGATGTAGGTGTTTTAAGTCATTGGCAAAATGAAGCAGATGGTTTAAAGAACGATGGAGATGCTTTAAATGAATTTTATAGACAGTTTCCTAGAACTGAAGAGCATGCTTTTAGAGATGAAACAAAAAATAGTATATTTAATCTAGCTAAAATATATGAGCAAATAGATTATAACGAAGAGTTTGCTCAAGACTATTTATCTACTGGTAATTTTCAGTGGCTTAATGGTATAAAAGATACTAAAGTTATATTTTATCCAACTCCACAAGGTAGATTTAAAATAACATGGGTACCACAACCACACTTGCAAAATAAACAAGTTATTAAAAATGGTTTAAAATATCCTGGTAATGAGCACATGGGTGCTTTTGGTTGTGATAGTTACGATATATCAGGAACAGTTGATGGTAAAGGATCTAAAGGTTCTTTACATGGTTTGACAAAATTCAGTATGGAAGATTGTCCGCCTAATCAATTTTTTTTAGAATATATAGCTAGACCACAAACATCTGAAATGTTTTTTGAAGATGTTTTGATGTCGTTAGTTTTTTATGGTATGCCAATATTAGCGGAAAATAACAAACCTAGATTATTGTATTATTTAAGGCGTAGAGGATATAGAGGTTATTCTATGAATAGACCAGATAAAACTTGGAATAAATTATCTGTAGCAGAAAAAGAAATAGGTGGTATACCTAACTCTAGTGAAGATATTAAACAAGCTCATGCAGCTGCTATTGAAATGTATATACAAAGCAACGTTGGTGATCAAGGTAAAATGTATTTTACAGAAACATTACAAGACTGGTCAAAGTTTGATATAAACAATAGAACTAAACATGATGCTGCTATAAGTAGTGGTTTAAGTATAATGGCTTGTAACAGGCATTTATATGCACCTAATGCTAAAGTTGAAAAACAAAAAGTAAATATAAAAATATCAAAGTACGAAAATAAAGGTACTTTATCAAAATTAATAGATTAATAATATGGCCGAATCAATAACAAAAGATTATTTTCCAAGTCAAGTCGCTACAGATTTAGAAAAAGTAAGTGAAGAGTATGGCTTGAAAGTTGCTAAAGCTATAGAATCAGAATGGTTCGTTAGAGATGGTGTTACTTATAGGTTTGCCAACAATCAAGATAGTTTTCATAGATTAAGATTATACGCTAGGGGAGAACAAAACATACAAAAATATAAAGATGAATTATCTATTAATGGTGATTTATCATATCTTAATTTAGACTGGAAACCAGTACCTATTATACCTAAGTTTGTAGATATAGTTGTTAATGGTATTGCAGAAAGAGTTTACGATATAAAAGCATATTCACAAGATCCATATGGTGTTGAAAAAAGAACAGCTTATATGAATAGTATAATGCTAGATATGGAAAACCTTAAGGATAATCAAAAGACTATGGAATTATTTGGTGTTAACATATTAAATAATCCTGCAGAAAAAGTACCGCAAAGTAAAGAAGAATTAGAAATACATATGCAGCTTAATTACAAGCAGGCTGTAGAAATAGCAGAAGAACAAGCTATTGCAACTATATTAGAAGGTAATAGGTATGAGCAAACAAGAAAAAGATTTTTCTATGATTTAACTGTGTTAGGTATTGGTGCTGTAAAAACAACTTTTAATACATCAGAAGGTGTAGTTGTTGATTACGTTGATCCAGCTAACTTAGTTTGGTCGTACACAGAAGATCCATATTTTGATGATATATATTACGTAGGTGAAGTAAAAACAATACCTATAAATGAATTAGTAAAACAATTTCCTGAATTAACTCAAGAAGAGTTATATGAAATATCAGGTCAAAGTTTTAGAAAATCAGGATACTATAATGTATCTCATGATGTAGATGAAATAGATAAAAATCAAATACAAATTTTATATTTCAACTATAAGACATATTCAAAAGAAGTATATAAAGTAAAAGATACAGCTACAGGTGGTAGTAAAGTAATAGTAAAAGATGAAACGTTTAACCCTATAGTTGATGCTGCATTAGAGCAAAGATTTGGTAAGTTAGAAAAATCTTTAGAGGTTTTATACGAAGGAGCTTTGATATTAGGCACTGATAAACTACTTAAATGGGAGCTTGCTAAAAATATGATGAGGCCTAAAAGTGATTACACTAAGGTTAAAATGAATTATAGTTTAGTTGCTCCACGTATGTATAAAGGTAAAATTGAATCATTAGTTGGTAGAATAACAGGTTTTGCTGATATGATACAATTAACACATTTAAAACTACAACAAGTTTTAAGTAGAATGATACCAGATGGTGTGTATTTAGATGCTGATGGTTTAGCTGAGGTTGATTTAGGTAATGGTACAAATTACAATCCACAAGAAGCTTTAAACATGTTCTTCCAAACTGGTAGTATTATTGGTAGGTCAATGACAGTTGATGGTGATCCTAATCCAGGTAAAGTACCAATACAAGAAATACAAAGTGGCAACGGTGGTGCTAAAATGCAGTCACTTATACAAACATATAACTACTACCTACAAATGATCAGAGATGTCACCGGATTGAACGAGGCGCGTGATGCTAGTACTCCTGATAAGAACGCTTTAGTAGGTATACAAAAAATTGCTGCTGCTAACTCAAATACAGCTACAAGACATATATTACAGTCTGGTTTATTTTTAACAGCTGAGGTTGCAGAAGCATTATCATTAAGAATATCTGACATTATAGAATATTCACCAACAAAAAACGCTTTTATACAAGCTATAGGTGCTCATAATGTTGCTACATTAGAAGAAATGCAAAATTTACATTTGTATGATTTTGGTATATTCTTAGAATTAGAACCAGACGAAGAAGAAAAACAAATGCTAGAGAATAATATTCAAATGGCATTAACACAACAGAGTATAGAATTAGAAGATGCTATTGATCTTAGAACAATTAAAAATGTAAAACTAGCTAATCAATTATTAAAAATAAGAAGAAAGAAAAAGCTAGAAAAAGATCAAGAGCTTGCGGAAAGAAATATACAACAACAAGCTAAGGCAAATGCAGAAGCACAACAAGTTGCTGCACAAGCCGAAATGCAAAAGCAAGAAGCTATAACCAACATGCAGGCTAAGTTAGAACAAGTTAAAGCTCAAATAGATAGTCAAAAGTTAACACAAGAAGCTAAACTTAAAAAAGAGCTTATGACTTATGAGTTCCAACTAAACATGCAGCTGAAACAAATGGAAGAGTCGATTGCTGATAAAAAAGAAACTCAAAAAGAGGATAGAAAAGACCAACGAGTAAAATTACAAGGTGAAGAGCAAAGAAAAAACAAGAATAATACTAAAAACTTTGAGTCATCAGGTAATGATAGTTTAGATGGTGATTTCGATCTAGGTGGATTTGATCCTAGATAATTTGTTTAATTTTATAATATTATATTATGGCTAAAAAAGAGAAAGAAGTAGTTGAAGAAATTCAACCTACTGAAACTAAAGTAAAAGCTAGTGAAGAAGTTTTAGAAGAAGGTGGTGACATGAAAATGAAAGCGCCTAAACCTAAAAAACCTAAACAGCTTGTCGAGCAAGATCAAGGAACTATAAAAGTTGATCTTAGCAAGGCTAAAGAAGAAGATGTTACAAAAAAAGATAATGTAACAAAAGTTGATATGTCAACAAAAGAGGAAGAACAACCTGAAGAAAAACTTGTTGAAGAAGTTAAAGAAGAGACTAAAAAAGAAGTTGAAGAAACTCCAGTTTTAGAAGAAATAACTGAAGAGCAAAAAGAAGATATAAAAGAAGAAATAGTTGAAGCTAAAACAGAGCAACTAAAAGATGAGGTTGAAGAAGCTGTTGCTGAATCACAAGAAACAGCAGAACCTTTACCGGAAAATATTCAAAAAGTCGTAGACTTTATGAATGAAACTGGTGGAAGTCTTGAGGAATACGTAAGATTAAATCAAGACTACAATAATTATGATGACAATCAATTATTAAAAGAATATTACAAGCAAACTAAATCACATCTAAATGATGATGAAATTAGTTTTCTTATGGAAGATCAATTTTCCTTTGACGAAGAAAACGACGAGGAAAGAGATGTTCGTAGAAAAAAATTGGCGTTAAAAGAGCAAGTTGCAAATGCCAAAAGCCACTTAGACGGGCTAAAGTCTAAATACTATGAAGAAATCAAAGCTGGTGTTAAGTTAACACCTGATCAACAAAAGGCTGTTGACTTCTTTAATAGATATAACAAGGAACAGGAGATCAATAAAAAAGATCATGACCGTCAAACATCTATATTTAATAAAGAAACTAATAACGTTTTTAACGATGCTTTCAAAGGTTTTGAATACAAAGTTGGAGATAAAAGATTTAGGTTTAATGTTAAAGATGTAAATAAAGTTAAAAGTGATCAAGGTGATATTACTAATTTTGTTAAAAAGTTTTTAAATGAAAACAACGAAATGAGTGATGCAACTGGTTACCATAAAGGTTTATTTACGGCCATGAACGCTGATGCTATTGCTAATCATTTTTACGAGCAAGGTAAAGCAGACGCTGTTAAAGACAGTGTTGCTAAAGCTAAGAACGTAAGCATGGACCCTAGACAAACACATAAAACTGTTGAAGCTGGTGGTATAAAAGTAAAAGCTATTGGTGGTTTTGATTCAAATGATTTCCGAGTTAAAATTCGAAAATAAGTTTAACAAAAATTAAAAATTAGAAATTATGAGTTTCGCAACATCGCCAAGTGGATTGGCAAATTTAAATCACGTCACTCCGAGACCTACACAGGGGTTATTTAACGATAACTATCTCTCGTTTGACGATTCTAGCTCAGCTGGAGGTGCAACATTTGCTCAACAGTTTTTGCCAGAAATTTATGAAAAAGAAGTAGAGAGATTCGGTAAAAGAACTATCTCTGGATTCTTAAATATGGTGGGTGCAGAAATGCCTATGGCTTCTGATCAAGTTATTTGGTCTGAGCAAGGTAGATTGCACATCGCTTATGAAATCAGTGGGACAACAGTTAAAGTAGCAGATGCTTCTGCTAACACTATTGACGTTCCTAGTGGTCACTTAATTCAAAACCATGATACGATTATTGTAGCTAACGCTGCAGCATCAAAAGTAATGAAATGTCTTGTTGTAGCTGACAACACAAGCGCAACAAGAATTACAGTCGCTCCTTATACTCAAGCAGATTTAGCTGCTAGTTCTGGATTCAGTGACGCTGAAGCTGTTAATATATTCGTATATGGTACTGAATACAAAAAAGGATCTTCTGAAACATCGAGATCTATGGACGCATCTTTTACTAAGTTTAGCAACAAACCAGCTATTATCAGAGACAGATACCAAGTTAATGGTTCTGACACTGCACAAATAGGTTGGGTTGAAGTTACTTCTGAAAATGGTGCTTCTGGGTACTTATGGTACTTAAAATCTGAGCATGAAGCAAGATTAAGATTCAATGATTACATCGAAATGATGATGATTGAAGGTGAGTCTGCTGCTGCTAACTTTGCAGGTTCTGGAGACTATGCAGTCGGTGGTACTCAAGGTTTATTCTCTGCTTTAGGAGAAAGAGGTTTAGTATTTACAGGTACTGATTTTGATCAATTATCAGGTAACGTTCAAAGCGGTTTAGCTGAGTTTGATTTAATCTTAACTGAGCTAGACAAACAAGGAGCTATTGAAGAAAACATGTTATTTTTAAATAGAGCTACGTCTCTAGAAATTGACAATATGCTTGCTTCTATTAACTCTGGAAACGTTGGATCTGGTGGATCTGGTTATGGTGTATTCAATAACTCTGCTGAAATGGCACTGAATTTAGGTTTTACTGGATTTAGAAGAGGTTCTTATGACTTCTATAAATCTGACTGGAAATACTTAAATGACTCTGTAACAAGAGGACTTGTTGGTGACATCGAAGGTGTTATTGTACCAGCTGGTACTTCAACAGTTTATGACGAATCTTTAGGTAAGAATATCAAAAGACCTTTCTTACACGTGAGATATAGAGCTTCTGAAGCTGATGATAGAAAAATGAAATCATGGATCACTGGATCTGTTGGTGGAAATTATACTTCATCTGCTGATGAAATGGTAGTTAATTATCTATCAGAAAGATGTTTATGTGTTCAAGCTGCGAATAACTTCGTATTATTGAAAAAATAAGTATCACATTATTAAAAGAGTTAGGCGCTTCGGCGCCTAGCACTTTTATTTTTACAAACTTTTTAATTATATTATATCATGGAAAAAAATAATACTCCTGAATGGGAGATCAAAGACAGAACGTATGTTATTAAAGGTCAAAATCAACCACCTTTAGTATCTTTACAAGCAAAACATAGTCAAAGAAAACCTTTACTTTGGTTTGACGAAGAAAAAGGTTACAATAGAGAATTAAGGTATGCTACTAACCAAAAGTCACCATTTGTTGATGAACAAAAAGGTTACGCAACATTAGGGCATATATATTTTAAAGACGGTTCATTAACCGTACAAAAAGATAAACAAGCTTTACAAAAGCTTTTATCATTGTATCACCCTAAAAAAGATGGCATGTATACGGAATTAACTCCAATACAAGACGCTGTTGAAGAGGTTGATATGATAGAGCTACAAATAGAAGCATTAAACTTAGCTAAAGGTTTAGATGTTGATGATTTAGAAGCTATACTTAGAGTTGAATTTGGAAATAAAGTTTCTAAAATGTCAACTAAAGAGTTAAAAAGAGATGGTTTAATCTACGCTAGAAGTTATCCTGCTGCTTTTATAGAGCTAGCAAACGATGATAATGTTCATTTAAGAAACTTAGGTGTAAAAGCTGTCGAAAACAATATCATAAAATTATCTGAAGATAACAGAAAGTTTTTATGGAACAATGGTAGAAAACTATTTACCGTACCATTTGAAGAAAACCCTTATTCAGCACTAGCTGCTTGGTTTAAAACAGATGATGGTATTGAGGTTTTAAAAGCTATTGAGAAAAAAATGAAATAAAAATCACTTATAGAGGTAACCATCTCTATGAGGTGGTTACTTACTATAAACAAAAAAGAATATGGCAGTAAATATAGATACAGTTTATCAAAGAGTTTTGGCAATAGCTAACAAAGAACAAAGAGGTTATATAACACCTCAAGAATTTAATCTATA